GTCCCAGATGACCCAGAGCCCCAGTGCGGCGGCGGCGGCAAGAGTGCATCCGGCGATAATGGTAAAGTACTCCGAATCGACCACGAACGGGAAAGCCCCGATGGCCGCAGACGAAGCCAGCAGACTGATGCCAATCTTAGGACCTAGGAACGCCATAGCCAGAGCACCCGCCACGGCAGTCCCAACGGCGGCCATGGTCCAGAGATTAGCGGCGGCGTCCTTCTTCACGCGTTCAACCTCGGCGGTCAGTTCCTCGATGCGTCGGTCCTTCAGCTGAGAGACGCGGGCGGCTTCCTTCTGGTCGGCTTCGACCTTGGCCCAGTTGGCGTCGATGCTGGCCAGCAGTTTCTTTCCGTAGGCCACGGCGTCTCCGTAAGCCTTCTGGTCTTCTGGTCGTGCGGCGCGTGCCCTGGCTAGGGCGAGCTCTCCGGCCTCAGGGGCAGGGAGGAAAGACAACGCTACGGAGGTCTCGGCCTTGACCACCTCGGGCTTCTCGGCGTTCTCGCGGGCGATGCTGATCGCGGCGGCGACCTTCTGGTCTGCCTTGTCCCATTCCTTGCCGACAGTCGTGACGGCGGCCTCGGAGGTCGGGGCGTCAGGCTGGACAGGTAGCGGGGGCTTGGACGAAGAGCACCCGGTCAGGGCCAGCAAGGCAATGACCAGGAGCGAACGCATACCTTAGCGGCCCTTGAGGGCGTCGAGCAGCTTACGGCCTCGGGCTTCAAGGGAGTCGGAGGCATCCTTATGCTTTCGCATGATGAGCGCACCGGCCACCAGACCGACGACGAGGGCGAGGATGTGGGTGATCATTTGCGTTCGGTAAGTCCAGCTGCGGCGATGGCGATTTTCAGCGCGGCGTCGTCGTCGGCGATCAGGACGGGCATGGCCGTGATGATGTTTCCCTTGGTCGGGAACTTGGCGTAATGCGAGATGACCTTGGTATTGGCGTCATAGAAGACGCCGACCTTGCCGGCCTCGACGGGGGTGATGGTTTTAGAAGGTAAGGCCATTGTAGTAATTTCCGTAGCCGTCGGTCACAGTGGTGATGTTGGCAGAGTACCAATTGCCGTAAGCCCAGACTGCGTTGTAACTCATAGGAGCAGCCAAGCCGGGTGTGATTGATGTCCAATAGTTATTGTTACGACCATAGGTCGTTCCGTCAGCGGGAGCGTCTCCAATACCCGGAGAGAATGGAGTCCAGTTATTGTTATACTGAGCATATAGGTTGCCGTCAATTGGAGCTCCAGTAATAAAGCCCGAGGGGTTCGTCGCCGGATAGCCTGCCGTGTTCTGAGTGGTGGCGTCTCCGAAAGTGATTGTTCCAGAAGCCGGGAGGATAACGCCCGTAGGCGTCACGCGCGTGTTGCCAGATGCGTTTTCAATGGTGAGCAAGTTATACTCAAGCTTGCCGAAATCGGTGGTGGGATAACTCAGCCCTACCCTGAACCAAGTGTTGTTCATCTGGGTATCAATGCCACCAGCTCCCAAGCCGGTGATCTGTCCCGTCATCGGGCCGCCAGCAGAGGGCAAGTAGGTGCTCGCAGCCGTGGCAGAGGTAAGCAGTCCGAGCGTGCTGAACGATTTGTTCTTCCAGAGGCTTGTCGCCGACTCGTAGGCCAGCAGATCGCCGTCAGCCACCGAGGTGATGCTTACGTTATGGAGCTCCTGGAGCTCGAAGCCGTTGGCAATCCGAACCTCAACAGTCCCCTGAGTGGCGTGAACGCGAGTGACGACGCCGATGAAGACCGCATGATTGGGGGCGGCTGGCTTGGTAGTCGTGACGCCACCGGCGACAGTGGGAGAAAGCCAGAGCTGCGCGCCTTCGGCAAAGGCCGAGGTATCCTGACCAGAGATGACGCCAGCCGTGATGGCGACGCCGTTCTGGTTGTTCGGGATGGCGGTCTCAAGGATGCCAAACGTGCCGGAGGACGTGCCTTCAGCGTTAGCCTGGGCTTTCGAGACTGTGGCTTTGTTGCCAGAAGCCCCGGTGATATAAACCACAGTGAACGCGGCAAGAGTAGCGCCAGTCTCATTACGGACGGCGGCCTGAAGGGTTTCAGCGTGAGCCGAACCAGCGATGATACTGTCCTGGACGAAGGCCGTGGTGGCGATCTGGTCGGAGTCAGTACCGAGAGCAGCCGAAGGGGCTGTCGGAACGCCGCTAAAAGCGGGAGAGGCCAAGGTGGCGTAAGACGACAGATTGATAGACAAGTCGCCAGAGGTAACGGCCAGAGGGGAGGTTACGCTGGTGATATACGAACCGCCGCCAGAGACTACATCCCAAGCGCCGTTCTTTCGGGCGTACTGAGAGCCATCCGAAGGGGCGTCGCCGATGAAGCCGTCTGGGTTGTTAATATCGTAGAAGCGATCCGTGACCCAAGACTGAAGGGCGTAGCCCGCGAGCTGGTAATCTAACTGGGTTTGCAGGACATAAGGCGCAAGAGCCGAAACTGTAATGTAGTTCTGGCCGATGACCCAAGCCTGAGTGGCAAACGAATTGGGGTTACCCGTCAGGGGGTAAAAGTAAAGGCTAGCCGTCGTCAGGTCGATGTAACCGGCAGGGTTGGTCGTCGAGTATTTACCAGCCAGCACAGTCGATAGGTCGGTCTGAGCCGAAAGCGTGCCAGTGATTTCGCCCCAGACGCCGCCAGCGCCGGGCTCGCCTTGAGGCCCAGGGATACCTTGAATCCCTTGGATACCTTGAATCCCTTGGATGCCCTGACTGCCACGAGGTCCGGGCGTGCCGATGACGCCGGAGAGAGAGCCAGAGACTAGGCTGTTGAACGTGCCGGTAATGGTAGCCATATCAGGACTGGGTAATGGTATGCGCGACGATGACGCGGAAGATGATAGAGTGGGCCACAGGGTTGCCGTCGAACACAAAGCGGATATCCCAGTTAGCCTGACCCAGGCCCCAGTCGGAGGTGTCGCCGTAGTAGTTGGTCGTAAAGGTCAGGCCGTCCTCAGCGATGGTCACGATAAGGGGGTACTCGTTGCCACAGCGGTCTTGAATGGTCGAGGTGATGGTCGTCCCAAGCAGATCGGCGGGCTCGCCTTCTCCGGGATTCCACGTCCAGGTGCATCCAAAGGAGTCCCCGCGCGAGAAGTTAGCAGTGTTCGCCATGGCTACTTATTGTCGAAAAGGTAGGGTAGAGGGCTGGAATCAGTCGTTAGGGGCGATATCGTAGGTAACGTCCCCGAAGTTACTAACGAAGCTGAAGGTGGCCGAAGCGTTGCCTGGCGTGTACCACTCGACGGGGGTAGCCATCGTGGTATAGTTGTCGTCCGTAGGCGTAAAGGTCTGGTTCTGAATGACCCCATCACATTCGCAAGTCAGGACCACGGGGCGACGGAAGCAATAGGTAGATGCAAACTCCCACCAGACATACAGGGTATTCGGATTAGGGTAAGGGTTGTAAGGCCCGTCGATGTAATAGGTGTAGCCGGGTGGCTTGACGGGGTTAACCAGAATCTTTGTGACGTTAAATCCGTCGCCATAAGTAAGACCCGAGCCAGTCACCAGCATCGAGATGCACTTATCGGCAGGGCAGGGCGTGGTCGGGTTGTTGCTGCTTCCAGCGTAACGCTGAGATGATTCTCCATACCCATAAGGGCTAGGAGCGTACTGCCCGTAAAAGACATACCTGTCATTAATGTCCTGCTGCTTAATCAGGATACTAGTAGTGGGTATGAACTGCGATGGCGCGTACCCAGTCGGCAGGGTGGCGTAAAGAGTCCAGCTGCGCTGACTCAGGAAGATAGGATTAAACGGATCAGTCCCCATCTCCACATTGGGGGCTAATGTGCTGGCAGGGTCGTGGTATCCCGTAGCCTGGTATAACAGGTTATTGAACCAGACGATTGACCCTACCGGATAGGATGTAGCGTTGTCCCATTGGGGGTAGGACATGGCTTCAGACTCCGGGCTGAGGAGTGATGGTAGACCAGTACCATACGGCAGGGTTAGCGCCTGACTTCAGTCGGTTGCAGACGAAGTTTCCGTAGGACAGAATGATCAGGGAATAGGTCGTGACCGCTCCGACTGTCACCGCGTTGACCTTGCCGAGCGGGTAGTAGCCCTCCGTCTCGGTGTCGGCAGGGGTGCTCGTTCCAGCATGGAAGATAATCTCAGAGGTACGCGGGAAGAAGGTCGCCGGAACATAGGTCAGCTTGATGCAGATATAGCCCTCTCCGGTCACAGTGATCTCGGGCGGCGTGCTTGCGTCGATGAAGGTAGCACCGATTACGGGAACGATGCGGTTGACTGTGCCAGGTAAGACTGAGACCTTATCGGCTTTCAGCTTAGGCCAGAGGGGCAGAACGGCCACAGAGGTATCCCACTCGCTCCATGGCTGCTGGATGTTTAGATTAGTCCCTAGGCTTGAAGCCGAGAACGTGTAGCCTGATCCTGGTTGAATGCCCATGGCTAGTATTTCTTGTAAACATCAATCTCCCAGCCGACGCGCGAGTATCGGATTTCGTAGTTAACCTTATAGATCAGGCCGAACTGCTCGACATTGACCTGAGACAACAGGTTTACAGGATTACCAGCAAAGCCCGTCCCAACCGGGGCCCAATTGGGCAGCAAGGGGAAAGTGCTCCAAGAGCGTGTGATGCTGGTAGTGCCTAACAGTTCAAGAAGCACAGTAACTTGCGATTCGTCTTCAAAATATACGATACCGGAGTAAGAGGTCGTCGGAGCTAGGTACTGGGTCTTTCCGTAGTACTGTCCATAAGTCGGATTAACGAAGCCGATGAAGCGACCGCCGTTTTCCTTTTCAAAGCACGCGCCGTTAAAGCCAAGGTAGGCTGGGCTTCCATTAACAATCGGGGCAAAGTTGTCAGGAGCGTCCTGCGTGTATGGGGCAGGGCCAGCAATAGCGGCAAGATAGGGTGCTCCTTGGTAAACAAAGAAGTTCGGATGAGCCGTGATGTTATCAGAAGTCAGGCCATTGGCCGCCGAACAGTTCGGGTTGGTCATCGCGCCTCCGTTGATTTCCGGATCGATACCGACGTAGTCCACTCGCATCGTCAGAATACCGAGTGCGTCAAAACTCATGGCAGCCTTGTGGGCTTTCATGTAGGTATAATTCACGTTCGGGAAAGCATCGCCCTTAACGTCCAATGTCGGAGGGTTGATGTTATCGGTCTTAAACGTAGCCGTTCCAGTATTAAGGCCGAAGCCGTCAGACTGGACAGTCCAACCTGGCTGAAGTACTAGCCCGACTAGCGGGTCTCCTTTATCGACGCGTGCCATAAGTTAGGATAGATTACGGGTATCAATTGGCTGCTTGGTAAAGTCAACGTCGGTGATGCCGGTGCGAGCTGCGGGCGTCCGGATGAACTCAAGAATCTGCTGCTGGATATCGGTCTGCCGCGTCAGGTTTTCAATCACTGCGTTTGAGCCGACCCCGATGATATTGCCAAATCCCTGAGGGCCGGAGAATGAGGTGTCTGTCTTGTTAACCCCAGCGGCTGGGTTCTTCTTCATGTCCTCGGCGATGAGGGCTTGGACTTCTGCTTGGATTTTTGGATCACGTGCAAGGTCACGCAAAGAGGTAGAAGTTTCCCCAGTTGAACTAGACCGAGCCATCATCTCGCGTACGACAATTTTTTCACCAGCCTTAGTTTCTAAAAACTGAGCGGTAATGTCCTCCCTGGCCGTCTTTGCTTGTTCGACTGTTTCTTTATCCTTCTTCTCATTGTTGCGTTTATTGGCCCAATACTTGTCCTCAGCTGACATCAGCTTATTAGTACCATCAATGGCTGCCTGATTGGCTTCCTCGTGCTTCTTCTGGTTATCAGAAATCATTTTTCCGATGAAAGCCATGGCAGCACTGATCAACGCCATAGGGCCAAGGAACGACAGGAAGATATCCCTGAAACCTGACCCAAACTTCTTGCTGATGCCCTCCATCTGCTTATCCAATCCTGAGACGGCGTTCTTAGCGCGTCCAGCCACCTGTTCAGCGTTAGTGTCCCCGTCGATACTAAATTGGATTACATTGCTCATTCGGTTTCAAGTTTGGCGAGTAGGTCTTCGTCTTCCTTGGTAAGCACTTTCATGTCAGCCCCTTCGCCGATTGCAAAACATGAGTGAAGCCAGATGGCCTGAGACTCCGGCATGGTCCAAGCGCGATCCTCTGGGACGCCATGGCTGACTAGATTGCAGACGACAGTAAGCACCCAGGGCATACCGCTTGAGTTGTGGTGCTTGGCTTTCTTTTCCCAGAACTTAGGCCAGGACTCAATCAGGACAAACTCCGAGAAGCGTGACATTTGCTTAACAAAGTAGACTTCGCTTGAATTCATCCGTCCTAGGTAGAAATAGTCCTTAAGGGTCAGCTTGCCAATTGTTTCGCCTGAGCAAATCTTGACCGCAATAAGCAGATCAAGCGGACGCACTTCTTTGCTTGGCACAACAAAAGGAGACTCGATGGATTCCAGCTGCAAGCGGCGAAGCATGGAAAACGGGTCAACAAACCGACCCAGCATCTTGATGCGAGCCGGGTCAGTGAACGCGCTTAGAAAGCGCTTATCCATCTGTTAGACGACGGCCTCGTAGCCGACGGCGGTAACAGTGATAGCCGAGAAGGATTTATTAGATCCGCGGTCAGAAATTTTCGTCACCCATCCGGTGAACGTAGTCGAAGCAACACCGCCAGGATAAGCGGCGGCAGTGTTGATGCTAACAGAGAAAGAGCCTCCAAGCACCGGCATACTCGAGGACTTCGCGATAAGCTCACAGCTGATCTGCGTCTTTCGATCGTCGCCGCGCCAAGTAATCGTCAGGCCATCTTCATCGACGATCATGGCTTCGTTGTTAAACTCGCCGTCGTTGGTGTAGGACTGCACCACTGCATTGGTAATGAGGGTATTGCTTACCCCATAGATGGCAGAAATCCCTTGGACGACGGCGGCACACATGGTATATCTATTGTTTTCGAGGTAAGGTTATGCCGTAGGGTTGACCACGATAAGGATATCGTAACCCATCACTGACGCCCAGGAGCGCTCGTTTACCCCTTCGTCCTCGGACTGGGGGGTCACATCATAGCAGAGGGCGTCGCCTCCGGCCACAAAGACCGCCTTGATAGCCGTCAGGTCCTGCATAGCCCCGGCGACGGCAGCGCATCGGGCTCGGTGCTGGGCTAGGGTGTCATCATCGGCAGACGAGAAGATCGTCACGCGAGTCCCGCAAGAGTAGTTGCCAAGGCCCTGGGGCATATCGTTAGGGGCTCGGGCCGAGTCGCAGAGGACGATGACCTTAGGCAGGACGTTGGTATCAGCCGAGTCGCCGGTGTAAATGGCTACACCGGAGAGCTCAGTCTGGGCTGAGAGGTGAGAAGCGATAGCGGCTTCAAGGATTTGCCGTGAGGATTTAGTGCCCATAAAGGTGGTTATTTTTTGCGGTTGGCGCGATCAATAGAATCACGGATACGACCTTGGATGGCAGCGTTAATCTGCTTAACGCGATTGCCGTAGACAATGTTCACAGTACCAGCATCACTTGCAACGTTATTGATGTTTCCAATCATGTTAGTGGCCGTCATGGTTACCTTGCTTCCAGTTTCAGTCATGGAAAAGAATCCTTCCTCAGATCGGTTTCTATCCACCCAAGGGGCATCATAAACGCCGTAATTTCGAGCATTACCTTTTGCGGTCATTAGGCGCGGAATCATCCGGATAGCAGAAGCCCATCCGGCCTTGACGCGGCCAACCTTAATTTGGCGCTCGGCGATGTATGCTTGGAGATACAGGGCCGTTCCTACCATGTATTGAGGGCCACCCACAGGGGCGTTCTTAGGCCAGCGTCCACCGACTTTGGCTTTATATTTATCGTGGATGCCGCGTAAATCGTTAGTCGGGCCTTCAATGGGTCGGAATGAGCCATCGGCTCTGGCTTTGTTCAGGTAGTTCTGGGCTTTGGCAAATGCTCGGCGGGTATCGGTGTCCTGCATGATCTTACGCATGACCGGGGATAGACCATTGATATTTTTCTGAGTCGGCTGAAGGGCGATGAAGTCCATCCAGGAGCGACCGCTTGGGCCAGTGCCTTGGACGGCATTGATGACTTGCCGGAGGAACACGCCCTTAGCCCTAACAGGCTGATCCATGGGAATAAAGATGCGGCGCACATCCTTGGCTAGTTTTCCCTTGCCAGCTTTATGCGCTGCTATGGTCAAGCCCTGACCTCCACCGGCTGGCATGGGGGGCGTGAAGATCATGGCATCACGAAGCATCAGCCGCATTTGCTCGTTTGCGATGATTTTGCGGTCAACGTTAACGTCTTTAGCAAACTGCGTAATAGCCTCGTCAAAGTCGGCCTTGCTCTTAGGAACTATGAAGCCTACTTTCTTAGCCATTACTGGTTGTCGTCGATGCAGTCTAGCTCGATGACGGCGCTGGTTTGCTTGTAGGACTGGCCCTTGATGCGAAGGACCTGTCCATTAACAGTGAACTTCTTCCCTTCGCCCAGGGCGGCAATGGGGACGCCGGAGGCCAAGGTGGCTACCTGACCCCCAACCCGACCATCAGAAGCCGTCCACGGGGCAGCAGAGGCGGCAAAACGCACTGTCCACATCTTCTGGTCCACGAAGCCGCCCGCGTCGAACTTGGGGGTGTTCATGGGACGGGACAGCCCGACGAGGAATAGGTTAGCGCCGACAGTAGCCGGGACGCCGATATCGCCTAGCAATTCTTGGAAGTCTGGGAGGAAGGACGGGTAGATGCTCATAGGGGTGGGAAATAGGGATACAAAAAAGCCCCCATCTCTGGGGGCTGTTTGAGGGGTCTGCCCAGATTACGGGTTGTAGACCGAGGCGATCGTGCCCGTGGTGATGCCCTTGTTCGCACCGAACATCAGCTCGAAAGAGCCGACGAGGTTACGAGTGGCGGGGTCGCCCCAGACGTTGTAGAAGATGCTCAGCCCGAGGTTCGGGAGAACGAGCGACTCGCTGACGAGGAACTGGTTCTGGGTAGCCGAGAAATCAGGCTGGGCAGCGGCCATCGCCACGGCCTCACTGGAGCACGCGAAGCCGGCCAATTTCGTCTCAGACGGGAACAGCGAAGCGTAGTGGACGCCGCCTTCGAAACCATAAGCACCTTCAGAGAGGGGCAGGGAGGTCGTGGAGGTCGGGATGAGCTGGCTGTAGATGCCAGGGTTCACGATGAGCGCCTTGCGGCCAGCCTTGGAAACACCGGCCCAGAGAGCGCGGAGGTTGTCAGAGCCAGGGGTGATGGCCGAGTCAGCGGCGGTCACAGTGGCAGCGCCGAAGTTGGCGACAGTGATAGGAGCGGTAGCGGCGGCCCAGATGGCGTCGGCGAGCTTATCCATGTTGATCTGCACGAGG